GCGCTCTTTGTTTCCTTCGTAGTTATCTAGAAATGCCATTAGTCAGCCACCTTGTTTGAGGCGTGACGGCTAATCGCTTTACGACGTGCCATGCCCTCGCGCTTGCCTTCCTTAAAACCTTTGGCATAGCCAGCTGCGCCGCCTAATACCATGAGAAAAATTACGCCAACCAAACGACCCAAAGTCTCTGGGTCTAATAGATCAAGTACCATGAAATTCTCCCGATTTCTAGGCGGTAAGTGTTACCACCTAAACTAAGGGTGACGCATGATCGACTCGCGGTCAAGGATTGTGCGTGTTTGTCGGCGTGTCACCTGACTTTGGCTTCGATTTGAGTCCGTTGCCAGCCAGCACACCGCCTAGTGAGCCTGTAAGAAAGATCGCCAGCGTTTTCAATAGATCAATAAATGCAGCGTCGTTGGGTGCTTGCGCCCCGATTGGCTGTGTGACAAAGATCAGCGCGTATGTAATTCCAACGGTGACTATTAAAAAGACCGCAGCTAGTGTTGCGCCAATAATCAAGATCAGCTGTGCGTGTACGTCCTCTGGTGTCCTACGGCGTGCTGGTTTGTCCTGTTGTGAACCCAAGTAAGTCGTCAGTACACGTTCCAGTGGGGAGACATTGCGGTTTCTTGCACTCTGGTTTCTGCCAGTTTTCGTATTCTTGGCACTCATAACGCACCCAGCCGTCATACCCACAAGCGGTCAGGATTAGTGCAAGTGCCCAAACCAACCCTGCCGCCGTGAGTTTCTGGCTACTTCCCCAAGTTGCCAAAACTTTTGTCTTGCGGATTAAGCCAGCGCAAGATCACTGGTGCAACAGCTGCAACCCCTGCCATTGCTAATGTCTTAGGGTCAGTCACACCTGCCATGTATAAGGCAAGTGCTGCTGCCATAAATGAGCGCGCCCATGAGGCTGCTACGGCTTTTGCTTGTTCCATTTTTTGCTCTCCTTTTTGACTGCGGCTGCTTTTGCAGCTGGTGCATCTACCTTTGGAAACTCGCCTTTGTATGGCACGAACTTTGGTATGCCAAAACCGACGATCTCTTTACCTTCTCCGTACGATCTGACCTTGACCATGACCATGCCACCGTTGCGTTGATCGCCTGTCCCAGACGTGTTGCCTTCAATGGTTAAGCAGGTCTTTGTGTCGATAAGTCCGACAACAATGCCAATGTGTGAAATGCGGTCAACGCCGTCATGTGGAAAGTCCATGAAAGCCAAATAGCCAAGCTGCGGCATTGTTGACCAGCGTTGCATTTCCTTAAATTTGTGCGCACCTGCTGCTGTACTAACGACGTTGGGAATTTTGACCCCCGCTTGCGCTGCACACCAATTGACAAAACTGCCACACCACGGCAAACCGTCTGCCTTCATAAATTTACCGTATTTGGTCAGGTTGTCGCCTTCTTCGACCGTGCCAATTTCAGCTGCGGCGACTTCGATCAATCGTGCATTTGTGCCGTCTGGGTAATTGCTCACGACAACAACAATTTCGTTTCGTCGTCGGTAATGCCCAACTTTTCCAATAGTGCAACCTTTTCAGCAGCCTTTGCTTCTTCGGCTTCTAATTCTGACAATTCTGCGTCTGTGTAAAAAGTGGTCTCAACAACATTATTGTCAGGCTTTGATTCATCATAACCGCCTAAGCCATAAGTAACTGATTTAATCTTCTTAGCCATGTTAGTACCTCAATCCTACTATTGCAATGTTTGAAACCGATCTTGTTAAAGTGCCAGCAGCAGCAAATGCACCCGTGACACTACTTTCGGTATAGCCGTTTATAAAAGCCGTCCCAAGCATAAGGTTTGCGGATGTAGTGTTGATCAATCCAATTGGTGAATAAGAAGTTGTAGTTCCTGAGTTTCCTGCATAATTGTCATTTCCACCTCCTGCGGTTTGCATATTGAAAGCCAACCAATAAAGTCCAGCAGGCAAGGCTTGGCTGATTGTTATTTCATAACTTGTGCTTGATGCAGTTGGTGTGACTGTTCCTGCGTCAAGTAAAAGTGTTGCTGGAATGTTCAATGTTGCATCGTTGTTGTAAATGCCCAATCTTACTGTTGTGGTTCCGGAATAACTTGCTGCCGTAGTGCATAAAATTCTATCCGCAGTAATTGTTGAAACAATTATCGGCGTGTAATAAGTGCGATCCTCAACGGCTTGTGTTGAAGCAAAAGTTGTGTTGCCGCTTCTCACATAATAATTTCCGCCAGATAGTTTTGAGGAATAAACACCTGCCGCACCTGCGCTAGCCGCTGCCGCCCACTTCAAGCCTGTTGCTGTACTTGAATCAGCGGTCAAGACTGTGTCATTTGCTCCAACGGCAAGTCGCGCTGGAGTTGATGTGCCTGTTGCAGCATAAATGTCACCTTTGGTTGTTAGCGTTGCCTTTTGCGTTGCCGCATCGGCATTGGTTTTCATTTGAGTATCGACAGCTTGACCAAAAACGCCAAAATCTGCGGGTAAGTCTGTGACTAAATCCGTCGGCGTCGGCATTACAAAGCCATAATTCGTGGTTGGATTTGCCAATTGTTTTCCTTTCCTTAGGCGACTATTGTCGCATTTTCCCAGTCAAGTGTCGGCGACACGCTAGACCATGTTTCGGTGATCGGTACGTCGTCCCATGCCATTGCCTGTAATGAGTAAGCCAATGGGGACAACAACAAGGTCACTGAAAGTTGGTTATAGGACGCCTGAAACGACCAGCCTTCGACAAAGCCTTGAAACGTCCCGCTGCTCATGTTGAGTGGCAAATTGGTCAGGGCAATGGCTTCACCCATAAACACGCCAATGAGGTTGTCGCGGTCGCTGTTGTCAATTTCTGGGTTTGTCAGGTCAAATGTAATCTCGCTAAAAATAGGCTGAGGATTAGCTCGCAGACTTAAATAAAACGCAGCTTGTGCGTTGGCGTCAGCTGCGTCATGCAACGTTGTTGTGATTACTTGTGCAAGGTTGCCGTATGTAGCAATTGAATCAGCGTCGCTGGCTGAAACGTCACTTGTTGAATTTGCGCCGTATTTGATTGTAATTGCATTTCGTACGTCACCCACGCGTGTGTCAATGCGCAGACCTGCTGCCCTTGCATGGTTGGCGTCAAGCTCGACATAGCCGTTGGCTGCTAAATAAGTTGATCGGTGTGTGCTGTCCGCGTAACTAATGCGACCCTGTGCGTCCTCGTAAATGTAGCCAACACCAGACGTGGCAAGTGCGGCAACGAGTGTGTAAGCGTCGATTGGGTCAGCACTGCCGCTGCGCGCTGCAAGATCATAATTTCCTGGGCGATCAATTTCGCCAAGTCCAGTGTTTGCAGCGTTTGCCCAAGTCTCTGTTGGATTATAAGTTGCCCACGTCAAAGCACCAGGTACTTGTGCCCAAGTGTTAAGCAAGATTTCCTGTAAAACGTCAAAGATTTGATCGCCGTCAAAATCGCGCGGCAATGAATCTGTAAAAATGTATTTTGGCAAACGCGCCAATGCGCCAAGTGCTGTGATGCTGTACGTCTGGGTAAACATTGTGCTGCCAACGTCTCGCACCTCTAAACCAATGTCCACGACGTTGCCGCCAAAGATAGGGACATAAGTGTTTGTCGAGTCTTTGATTGAGACGCCAATTGTGCTATTTATGCTGACTGGAATTGCTGTTTGATTGACGTCAAGCAACTGCAAATTAACATAGCCTGCCTGTGCCTGCTCATAAATGTTTGTCCGACCTGTGCGAATTGTCAGGTTAGCCAAGACCGCGTCTGTGTACTCAACGCCGTCAAGCTCTACCAGCCAAACTGGCGACCACTGCGTCATGCCATTTGCAGGTTAGTGCCGCCACCTGTGCCGCGATAGAACGAGTCATTGAGTGTGTTGACGATTGTGCGAGCTGTGCCCTCTTTATCAAATGCCCCTGTAACTGTCAGGTTAATTGTTGTGCCCATGTTTGCTGCCTCAGCAGCTCTAAAACTGCCAGCATTAAATGACCCTGCAACAACCGTGCTGGCTGCTGCTGTACTAGCTGCCACTTTTGCAGCTGTCGTCACACCAGTCGTCGCACCCGTAACTTTTGGAATTGTTGGAATTGTTGTTTTTGGTGCTGGTGCTGGTGCAAATCCTGAGCTGAAAGGAATTGACCCTGTTGAGGGTATGCCCAAATTAGTTGTGTCGACGTCACTACGACCAGCCAACGCCGTTGCCCCTGCTAAAACAGCAGCTGCAATTGCTACGGCTGCCACGCCTGCTAATGGATTGAGTGCAAAGTATGATGCAACACCAGCGACAATTGCTGAGGCTTTCAAGGCGTTATAAACCGTGATCAGTGATCTGATAAGAGCAATGGTTGCCATGACAGCTGCACTGATCTTAGAAACGACAAACAAACCTGCAATAACACCGCCGACGATCATAAGCTCATCTTTGAGATTAATAATAATTTTGAGGACTTTTCTAACTTCCTCACCAAACTTGTATGCGCCTTCTCTGCCGTCCTCGGTTGCCTCTGACAAACTGCCTTTGCCTGTAAGCGCGTTAATAAATGTTTCAAGGTTTGGCACAACGGTTTCGATAACGTAATCCATGAGCTGTTCGACCACTGGCAACAGCGCAGCACCAATTGACTCTTTTGCCTCGTCTGTGGCAATGCGTATGCGCTCAAACTTAACCGCAGCCGTCTCAGCTGCACCCTCGGCAAATCTGCCGTAGGTTGTTTCAAGTGACGTGATGATCGCTTCATTGTCTTTTGACTTGATTAGGTTTGCGTCAAGTCCTAGACCTAAACGTGCCAATGCTGTCGTGTTGCCGTCGTAGGCACGTCCTAATGCGTTTGCAATTGTCTCCACTGGCTTGCCTGTTGCAACACTGAGGTCAAGTGCCAAATTGAGCAGACGTTGTGCTTCCTCGACGTCTTGCGTACTTCTGACCAAACGGCTGAAAGCTGGTCGCAGTTGATCATCTGTGACGCCGATTGCAATTGAAGTTTTTGTTATGTAATTTTCAACGCCTGCCACCTGTGCTGCTGTTGCACCTGTTGTGGCTCTAATTGTCTCAGCAAGTTTTTCTTGCGCAGCTTGATCTTGCGCAGCTGCTTTGACCGCGTCGGCTGCAAATGCCAATGCGGCTGTACCAGCAACGGCAAACGCCAGCGCAGCCTTTTTGCCAAACTCTGTGGCTTTGTCGCCAAATGTCTCGGTGCTTTTTGTTGCCTTACCTAAGCCGTCGACTAAGTCTTTTGTCTCAGCAAGTATGGATAATTTAAGGGTACGACTGCCAGCCATTAGTCATACTTCCTAACTATTTTGCTAAAACTTTCTTCCCATTTTCTGATGATCTCAGGCTGAGCTGATCGCAATGTTGGATAAATAAACCAACCGCGTGAGCCTCGACCCTCACGACCTGACCAGCGTGGAAATTGCTTTAAGCGATTTGAGCCAAACTCAGCACCGCCCCAAAGCTGCTGCGTTGTGCCACCGCCGCTCAACTTCTGTCCAGCAAAACCAAAACTGATCTCGCCAACCTTTGAGGATTTTGACACTCTTGCACCAGCTGCGACTCGGTCATCAAGTCTGTGATTTGTCCTGCCTGCCGCTGTCACAATTTGACCTTTGACATAGTCTGCCAACTCACTAGAGGCTTTTTTTGCTTGTGAAATGGCTTCGTCGTCCATAGCCTTAAACGCACGCATGATTGAGCGCAACTCGGCTTTGTCGTATGTGATCGCCTCACTTGCCATTGTTGCGCCTCTCTAAAATCTCAATGACCGTCAGTATGTCCTCAGCTTCAACAAAATCGTCTGGGTGTAACCCTGTTGCCAAGGCTACTTCCCAAACTATTCTGCTAAGGCTTCCGACTGGGTAACTTTTGGGTTTGCCTCACCCACAACCACGTCTGCAATAGTCTCAGTCCAGATGTCTAAGGTCTTGACTGGCTTGCCTGCTGCCTCGCGTTTCATTGCATGGTAAGCAAGAAAGATTAGGTCACTAAGACCCATTTTCTCCTGTGCCTGTGCAATGGTGTTGCCTGTGTGCTTTTCCCACTTAACCCACTCAGGCGGCGCAGCTGTAAAAGTAGCCTGCGTGCCGTCGTTGTATTCGATTGTGATTGGTAGCTTCATTTTGTCTCCCGATTGTTAGTTTCTAGCTGAAGGTTTCGGTTGGTGTTCCAACCACTACAAATGATAGATCAACGGTCTGTGCATCTGGTGCAGCACCGCCGACGCTTGGAAATACTGGCATGACATTAAATGCAAAGACTGCACCTGTAACAGCTGTCATTGAGACTGCTAGTACTGTGTTTGGTGCTGTTTCACATGCTGTCCATAGTGCCTCGCACAATGAACCTGATGCGCCCCAGTCAGCCAGCATTGAAATCTCAAAAGTCCATTGATCGTCAATGT